CGCCCTTGACCATAATACGGCGGGCGGAGGCCTCCCGCATGGCGGAGATGATGGAGATGGGGGTGGACAGCTTGATGGCGCAGGAGTAGTCCACCATCAGTACGGACAGGGCCCGGGTCACATTCCGGGTCAGCAGGCCCACCGCCAGGGCCCCGGCAAAGCTGAAGGGCACGATGGCGTCGGCCAGCCGCTCGGCCCGGTCTTGGAGCCGCTGTTCCTCCCGCTGGGCCTGTGTCAGTGCTACTCTGGGCATGATGTACCTCCTCACTCGCCCTGTCGGGCGCACCGCAACTCCAGGGCGGCCTCCACGATCTCCTGGAGCTCGTCCAGGATGTCGTCGAACTGCGGGCGCTCATCGGCGTCAATGACGTTGTCCTCCGCGATCTCCATGAGTCGCCGGTCTGCGTGAGAGTCGGCAAACTTGTAGATGCGGTTGGTCAGCTTGGCGCTGGCTTCCAGCACCGACCGGGGCTGGATCTCCGGCACCACCCGGCTGTACATGGCGTTTTTCTCACGGGCATGCCATGCGATCAGATGCAGGGCGTTGTACAGGATGGACATGAGGTCCACCACATCATCGGGCGGCGTCCGCTGTCCGGTCTCATAGGCCCGCATGGACTCCACGCTGATACCCAGCCGCTCCGCTGCCGCCTCCTGGGTGAACCCGGCGGCCTTGCGGCAGATTTTGTAGATATTCCGGCATTCCTCCGGCATGGTAAAACCCTCCTTTACAGGGGTATGATGGTCATAGAGATCAGCAGGCCTCGGCGTCATCCGGGACGATCTCGATGGTGCCGTCCTGCCGGCACACCACCAGGGCGGCATCGTGGTACTGGTCCATGATCCGCACCGCGTTCCGGGTGACGATCTCCGCAGTTCGCAGTTCGCCCGGCTGGAACTGCTCCTCCAGCCAGGCATGGATCTTTGCCTGCTCCGCTGTCTGGGCAATGAACATAGCAGATCTCCTTGTATTATAGAGTAGTAGTTATTAGAGCCCCTCTCCAAGGGCTGTGCTACACTGTAAGGGATGCTGTGGATTGGTGTAGTTCTCCTACCACAAGATGGTTCTGGAAAGGTTCCAACCACAGCCCCTTACAATTTTGTTGATCAGTTAAATACCGTCAGACGGTTTATGTGGAACAAGGCTACAAAAGTAAGGTGCACTGTGGATACAGCATCACATATTTATCGTTGGAGGTATTTGTTATGGTGGTTTCTGTTGGCATCGATGTCTCGAAAGATAAGCACGATTGCTTTATCGTCAGTTCCGAGGGCGGAGTCCTGGCGGATGTGTTCACGATTCCCAATACCATGGACGGTTTTTGCTGTTTGCTGCAGCGAATCCGAGATTGCACCGCACCGCAGGACAAAATAAAAGTAGGGCTTGAGGCGACCGGACATTACAGCTACAATCTGCTCGGGTTTCTCCTTGACAATGGTCTGGCCACCTATGTCCTGAACCCCTTGCGCACAAATCTTTACCGAAAGAGTCTCAGTCTGAGAAAGACCAAGACCGACCGGGTGGATGCGCGAACGATTGCTTCTATGCTGTTATCCGATGCGGGCCTCAAACCCTACACAGATACAGCATACCACAATGAGGAGTTAAAGTCACTGACCAGATACCGTTTTGACAAGGTAAAAGAGCGTGCCAAACTGAAAAGTTCTATCGCTCGGCTGGTCTGCATCCTGTTTCCAGAATTGGAAAAACTCGTCCCTTCTCTACATATTGCTTCTGTCTATGCCTTGCTGGAGGAGTTCCCCGGCGCCAAACAGGTGGCCGCAGCCCATTTAACGAGACTGAAAGCACTGCTCGAGACCACTTCCAAAGGCCATTACAAACGGGATATGGCTCTTGAAATACGAGATGCCGCAAAAAACTCCATTGGCTCTCAGATGCCTGCCAAGTCCCTTGAATTGCAGCACACCATCCGGCTCATCTGTGAGCTGAATCGTGAAATTGATGAAATCGAAGAACAAATCCGATCCATTCTGGATGAGCTTCATTCTCCTATTACCACCATCCCAGGGCTGGGGTTCCGCATGGCTGCCATGATCCTGGCTGAAGTTGGTGACTTCACCCGGTTTGACTCCCCGGACAAGCTGTTGGCTTATGCTGGGATGTCCCCCTCCACTTACCAATCCGGACAACTCAAAAATTGCTACCCGCATATGGAAAAGCGTGGCTCCCGATACTTACGCTACGCACTTTACAACGCAACCAAGTATGTCTGCCACTGGGACCCGGCTTTTGCTGATTATCTCGCCAAGAAACGGGCGGAGGGAAAACACTACAATATTGCCATCTCTCACGCGGCCAAAAAGTTGGTTCGTCTGATGTTTGCCATGGAGAAATCCAGGCAGCCATATTACTCAGCGGCTTAAGTGCCGCTACTTGAATAGCCAGCAGGGGTCTGACAAGACCTCAGCTTTGCTATACCTTTTTTGAGCCATCTCTTTTCATCACCACCATTCATTTTCGGGGTTGACTTTTAATAGTTAATCTTTCCAGTGACTTTCCTTGTCCCTTCCTGCAACCTGTGGTAAAATGTGGGCGGTAGAAGGGAGGTGAAATAATTGGATAGCTCATTGATTGAAAAAGCAGTTGATTCGGCTTTTGATTTGTGTATAAAAGAGATCGAGCCTCAAATCAATCGCGAACTATATCCCGCCGCATTTGCAAATGAATACAGTTGGTTAAGAGTAAGAGCTGTATTCGACCTTCAAAACCGTGCCATCCGAAAAGCAATAAAAATAGCTATGACCGACTTGCTTGCGGAAAACCATTAACCATTGGCCGCCAGTTAGTCCTGGCGGCTCTTTTTAACTTTGAGCAAAATCTCCAAAATATGAGGAAGAACCGCCGTTTCTTGCAACGTTCCGTCTCCGGATAAGACACGGATACAGAAATCCTCCATTTTCTGCTCCAACATACCCTGGTCCACGGTCATCACCTCCCCCCTCAGCTTGCGTCCTTCTCCTCCACCCCGGGCGGCTCCCTCCCATAGAGGGCGTCCACGGAGACCCCGTAGAGGTCCGCCATGGCGGGGAGCACGTCCACGCTGGGCTTGCGGACCCCCTTCTCCCAGCCGCACAGGGTGGGCGGTCGAACGTGGAGGGCCTTGGCAGCCTCCCGCTGGGTCATGCCGCAGGCTTCCCGCAGCTCTCGGAGCTTCAATTCCATCCCTCCTTTCCTTGCCCTTTCTCCGGGCGTGTGGTATGATTAACAAAACGCGAATTTCTCACAACTGGCCCTGTTGATCTCTATCCTTGCAAGCCCAAACAAAATTGCAGAAAACATTCGCTTGCTAGCAGGTTTAGCAGGATAGACAGGATAGACAGCACAATGGCTATCGTTGCCATCCAGTCGTGTTTGTTATCTCCCATTTCCCCGCCTCTCTTATTCCGATCTTGCAGATCTATGGATGGTGTTGGAGCAAATCAAGTCAATCCTCCTGTGGTGACGAGCCCAGCTCATCCAGATTGGGAAACACTTCCCAGTCGCTGGCCGTCAGGTCCTCCGCCTTTGGATTCCACCTAGGCCCTGGAGTACGTCCTTTTGTGTGCAAGATGCAGCAATCGCGCAGGTTCGTGGGCTGCACCATCAGATATCGATCCCAAGAACTGCGAGACATATATCCGCCGATTTCCAGCGCGGTCTTTGTTGCCGTCTGTATGTTCACTTTCCCGCCCTCCTCTCGTTTGCGCTTTGTCTCATTCACCAGTCCCTTTCCAAAGTGACGCACACAAAGTCACCGAACGCAGCATCGAAGTCAGCCTCCTCCATGCATTCCATGTAGACGGCTTCGAGGTGCTTGGGATCATAGCCGGTAAGGATCGCCAGGAAATCGATCACCGCATATACCCAATGTTCATAGCCGGCGGCTCTCCCCTGCACGTAGGCCTCCGCCTTCATTACGTCCTCATCGGAGTAAATCCTCTCCAGACGCTCGCGGGGGAATCCGGATACCTTTGAGAGCACACTCAATGTTTTATTCATCAGAAGTTCCTCCTTTTGAATTGCCTTTTGAGCCTCATCTGCTTGTGTTTTCGAGAGCATAGCGAATAGACCATCTTGTCCTCCGCCCACCTCTCGTTCGCACTTTTTGACATTCACAAGCAGGTAATCTGATAATAAAATTGCAGATTTGGTGATATACCATGATAAGTAACGAAGAAAAGCGTTTTCTCCGCTGGCTGAGCAAACAGCCCGAGCCCATTTCTCAGTCCACAATGCAAAACCTGTCTGCACCCGA